ATTGGCTTAGGTTAATTGCAACAATACCTTATAAAGAAAAGAAGAAAAGAGGCAACAATCCATTCTAGGAGATTATCATGGATAAAAAGAAAGATAATGATAGTAGTATAGATGGAGATTTTTTAACTGCTGATGGTGTAGCTAAGTATATGCATATCAGCAGAATGTCTTTTTACAAAATACTTAAAACAGATGACAGTTTTCCTCAAGGTCATTCTATACTTTCAGGAGAAAAGAGAAGTAGAACGATTTGGAAAAAACAAGATGTTGCTGATTGGATAGTAAGTAAAACTGCAATTAAAAGTGAACATTAACTTCTATGAACACTAGACCAAAATACGAAACAAGTGAAGACTTGAATAATGAGGGCAGTATTATTAACCATGTTTCAAAAATATGGAATGTGAATTTTAGTAAACTGCCTTTATCGTATAAACTTGATTATGCCATGTATAGAGAAAACTCTTTGATGGGGTTCTGCGAAATAAAACGGAGAAAGTACAGAAGAGAAGACTTTGAAACTTATATTATATCTTTAGACAAAGTTATTAAGGCAAATCAATTATCAGATATTACAAACACAAAATCCATTCTTTTGGTATCGTGGCTAGACGGAATGGGTTGGATTAATTTAAACGAAGACTTCTTATGCAAGAGAGGTGGAAGAAATGACAGAAACGATTGGCAAGATGTAGAGCCAGTATGTCATTTTAGAATATCAAAATTTAAAGATGTAAAGATGAAAGAAGAGATTAGTGTATGAGAATATGTTTTAGCAACTGGGAGTTTAATATTTCTTTAAGATATAGAGAGAAAAGAAAACCACACAATATATTAAATGCAAGAAGAAAGTCAGAAAAAAGATTGCAAGTAAGCGAATACAAAAAACAAATTGGTTGTGAAAAATGTGGATATAAAGATAATCCAGATATTTTACACTTTCACCACATAGACCCAGTATATAAAATTGGCAATATATCAAGAATGGTTCAAAAAAATCATTCTATGGATAAAATATACAGAGAAATACAGAAGTGCCGTTTACTTTGCATAACTTGCCATCATAAAGAGCATGGCATTAAGGATAATTATGTTTAAAGCAATGGCGATAATATGTAGCGTATGGATAGCTGATGGTAGGGCAAAACAAGGTTGCTTTACACATATGTTTGATTGGGAGTTTGAGACTAAGAAACAATGCCAGATGAGATTGTTTCAATACAAGTCAAAAGAGATATCATCTTATCATAGAATTATAATAGATGAGTGTATTTATGTTGAAAAATCTTAGGAGTTAATAATGGAAAAACTTGTTTTATGTGATAGATGCCAAGTCTCAATGAGGAGATTTGGTGTCAAGTTTGACGAGGGCAGAGTTATGATCGCATATGGTTGCCCAATATGTTTAGTTAAAAAATTTGTAGAGGAAGAAGATGAAGAATGACAATGTGAACAGACCAAGACACTACAGAAAAGGTAGTGTTGAATGTATAGATGCTATAAAATCTGCTCTTGGAAATGGATATCAATATTATCTTCAAGGAAATGTTATGAAATATTTATGGAGACATGAGCATAAAAACAAAACAGAAGATTTAGAGAAAGCGTTTTGGTATCTCAAAGAATTAATTAAAATAAAGAAAGGAAAGAAATGAAAGCTATTAGTGAAGATGACGTACAGAAAGCCGTAGATTGGCTTAGAGATAATGCTGAGGCTTGTGCTAAAGCCAGAGCAACAAGAATATATTTAGAAGAATACAGAAAGTCTATCAAGGCATTACTAATGAGCAAATATCAAGACTTGTCTGTTTCTGCACAAGAAAGAGAGGCTTATGCACATGATGATTACATAAGCCACCTAAAGACACTAAAAGAGGCAATATATCAAGATGAGAGGCTTAGATTCTTTCGTGCCTCAGCAGAAGTCAAAATAGAGGCTTGGAGAACTCAACAAGCTAATATCAGAGCAATAAAGATATAAAGATGTCTCATCTAAAGATATCTACAAAAGAACTAGAATTGTTTGTTACAAGTATGAAAGTGTACTTGAGAAAGATAAACGAAGACCACCCCCACCCTTATGTATATAACCACCCAGTTTCTAAAGAGAAAAGATACCTTAATCAAACTATAGGTAAAATAGAAAATGAGATAAAGGTTAGATCAATGAGACCACACAAGGTTACAGTATAACCACAATCCCACTAGACTAAGTTACAGAGCAAGAGAGGTATTTATGCCTCTCGCCGTATGCCTCAAGGGATTGGGGTGGCGTTCTAGTGCCTCCGTCTAAAAACGCAGGTGCGTGGGCTCACAGAGAGGGTCATGAAATCATGAACTTTTAGTGTGTTTCTGTCATGCCGATTCGGGCTGCGAGAAGACGCAGTATTAAAATCACGAACTTTTAGCTATTGTAGAAGTTAAAGTTAACTTTTAACTCGCCTCTCTAAATCCTACAGACCTCATTAATATAAGCCCTCTTCTCATAAGATCGTTTATTCTATCTCTTCTTATACGGATCAGATTTCTTTTTACTTTTTCTTCTATTCTAGGATTTCTCTCTAGCTCTCTTATTTGTCTTAATAATCTGTTTCTAGCGTTGTCTATAGCCTTCAGTCTCGGAACAATGGCTAGTTCTTTTTTATTATTATTTAATACTTCTTTTATCTGTTCACTATCCCCTGATCTTCTAGCTAAATCAAATCTAGCTAGTATCGTGAATAGCGCTTTTCTGTTCTCTAAATAATTTGAAACATCTTCTCTTTCACTTGGAGATGCTATAACTTTTCTTGCAAATGGAATAGCCATTGTTATTGAACCTTGAAAATCACCGTTGATAGCGTCAATAATATTAAATGGTGCTTCTGCTGATCTTTGTACAAATCTACCAACACCTCCTGTGGTGTAATCAAACCAAAACTCCATAACATCTGGAGATAAATCTATAAATCCACTCTCTACTTCATCTCCTCCTGTTAAACTATTAATTGTTTTTGCTATTGTCTTTGCTGTACCACTAGTGCTTGACCAATATGCATGACTATTTGGTGTAGGTCTTGATGCAAACTGAGGTGATTCTTTAAATATTGGGTCGCCTTTGTAGTCCTCGTTGATAGCCACACTAACAAATGGGTCCAACACTGTAGGAGCTGCTAAATTATAAAAATTATCAAATCCACCAAAAGGACTTAAACTTTCAAACGCAGTTCCAAATATAGTTCTACTTGCTTCACCCGGTGTATACTCGCCCCTTGCTGCGCGGGACATGGCCCTGCCTAAATTAACAGCTATATTCATTCCATAAGCCAGAGGTATAGTTATAAATTTATCATCTGCTAACCCAAAGGTTGGTAATACAAAGTTATGTTCTAATATATATCGTGGAAGTTCATCATAATCTTTTATGCCATCTTCATCCTCATCCCCAGACATCAATGAGTTAAATGCGTCTTGCATTAAACCATAAACAACAAGACCAGCCCATACCTTTCTTACACGCTTTGACTTAACCGCAGCGTTAATAAGTGCCATAGATCCTTGTAATGATGCGTTATAAAATAAATACCAAGAATTTAAAAATTGTTTTTGTTCTCCGCCTTTTGCAAAGTTTACAGTTACATTTCTTGCCGCTTGTGCTGCGCGGGCCGGAGTAACGCCACGTTTTATTAAAGCAGTGTAAGTAGCAACACGAACACCATTTTCAACTGCTGTGTTGTAATCATCTAAAAAGTTTCCTAACCATTTAAAACCATTTTTTACAAGACCAAGCTTTCCTTTCTTACCATTATCTGCAACATCACTTAATATTCCATTTATTCTATTCATTTGATCTTGCAAATCATTCATCTGATTAGTTGCGTTCTTACCACCTGCATTTACAAATTTTAAATATTCTTTTGCCCAAAATCCTTCAGTATCTCCATCTCGGAGGTTCTTTGCAATACCCTTTACAGCAGGGAGCGCGCCCTTTAAAACCTCAGATGTAAGTCCTTTTTCATCATATTGTTGAACATTTACTCCAGCAGTGCCTAAGTCTCTTGCAAAGTTTGGTATAACAAATGAAGGGTTATAAGTTGTGTTAATAT